TTAGCAAACACTGCGGCTTGCGCAGTAGCCCGATTAGTCAAGGTAGCGTCAGACGCGACCTTAAATATTTGCATCGGATTGTCTGCGACAAATGCCTTTACAGGGTGGTTTGTGTCTACAGACACAGCACCTGATCCGGGCCAGTAGCTTATGAATACAGGTTTTTTCTGTGTTGCATCCATGTATTCTACGCCCATCAGTACACCTAACGCTTGCGTAGTACCACCAGAAGTGGCACCCGCATGGTCAATAACGCCCGCAGCCAAAGGGACTACGAGACCGTATTGAAAAATAGGGTTAGTGTTGTTGGAAGCGATTTCATACTGAGTTACCCCAGTTGAATTAGTTGCGCTTCCCACTAGACCGACAGGACGAAGACCATAGGCAGTTTCTTGATTTGCCATTTGATATTTCTCCTAGTAAGGCGGGTTACTTTATAGGACCGCCAAAGGTTATACGGGACTGACGATCAGGTTTGTTGATCGTCATGGTTGAATGTGCATTTTCCCGCATCATGTCTTGATCTACCGCTTCCATTTGATCTCTATTTCTATCAGAGAAATAGGCCGTCCGTTCAGCAATAGTCTCAACAGGGATACGAGCAAGCATCAAACCGCCAACCCCAAATACACCCGTATATTTACCTGATTCGATTACCGGAGACTCAAAGTCGGGGTATTCGTCTTGACGAACAAGTTCCCAACCTTCGCGAATTTTCGCGCTGATGTTCTTCCTATCGTCAAAACCCTGCGTTTCCGCACGAATCCAACGATGCTTGTAACCATCCGGTGCAGGTGGTGCATCTAGCATAGACGGGGGAGCCCACGGCTTACGCGCAGCCGTCTTTTCCCGTGTTTTGTTTGCGCGAGGACTTCTATCAATTGTATTTTCAGACATGTGTTTAATCCTTCACGTATTTTGCGTATTCACTTAGCGGCACACCCAATTTCTTCGCTATTGCGACTTGGCTAGGAGTGAGTCTAACCTTTCTTCCAGTGCTGCGCCCAGATGTACTTCTTGAAACTCCAGCAACCGTCTGAACGGTTCGCTTGCTAGTGTTATTTGCGGGCGTCCTGAACTTGTCAGAAATGCGCCGATCCAGTTCATTATAGTAGTCATTGGACTGCGGGTCAAACCCTTCATCCTCAACTAACTTTTTATGGATGCCAAAAGCTGCAAAAGTCATGGCTTCGTCTTGACCAAACCAATCGTTCTGTTCCGCCCATTCTTCGGCCTTGCGGTCGGGGCGTTTAACTTGCTGCTGCTGTGGCTGCTGTTGGACCTGTTGTTGTTGTTGTTGTGGTGGTTGCTGTTGCTGTTGACGCTCTTGCTGCATCTTAGCTTGCGAAGCCCTGTCGTTCTCAATCGACAATGACGTTAGCTTGCGTTGAGCCTCAACCGCGGCCTGCGTGTCGCCAAGCTCCATCGCACGGGCCATCTCTTTTTCAGTTTGAGATAGCTGTGTTTCCACACGCGCAGTGTATTCGTTGACGTAACTGGTATCAAGATTCGCCATTCGGCTTTTCAAGCCTTGTGATTCTTGTTGAACCTGCTTGGCGTAATTAACCGCCTCGGACTCCCGACGTTCCGCCTCACGCATCTTCTTAGTCAGGCGGTTAATACGCTTTTGTGTTGCGTCATCCGCCCGATCAAACTGGTCATCAGCATCAGCCGTAGAAGAATCAACTTCTACTTCCTCCGCCTGCGCACCATCTAGTTCAAGTTCAATTTGATTGTCGTCTGCCATCTTCCGCTCCTAGAAATGTAGAATATCTTCGGGGTTAGCAATCTTTGCCAACACCTCGTCATCGTTTAAAATCCTGACTTCTCCGCCATCAATTTTAAAACGAGAACCAGCATATCGAGCAAACATTACCCAATCGCCTTTCTCGCACCAAGCTCCTTCAGGAAACTTGCCCGAATCCATGTATGCCAACTCGCCCACCTTTAGGACGTAACCGACTTGGGTTGAAACAGACTGTTCGTCTACAACTCTATCAGGAAGGTATATCCCGCTTTCAGTCTTTCCCTTGCCCTTGTAAGGCAAAATCAACAGCCGCCAACCCGTCGGGTTTGGCATTTTTTCTAAGAGAGAATGACCCAATTGTTCGGGGTCTAAAACTTTATCAGTTTTTTCTTTATACGCATCTTCCAAGTTGGCTACGCCTAACTTAGCTGCGTCCAAGTCTATTGCATGTGCTTTAATCAACACTACGCTCCTGTTTATCTAGCAGGCCCTTGAGTTCCTGTTCCACATGATTTAGGGCGTCTAAATTCCCCATAAGCTCACGATATTGCTCCTGCGACTTCACATTGCCGTATTGCATTTGGTCAATAATGTTCTGTCGTCTTTCTCTTATAATGCGGAAAACTGCTTCCGCAATATATATCTCATCCATTCCCAGAAACTCCCATTTTATCCGATAGTGGGAACTTATGGGATTTGTTTTAGACCTGCAACATTAATTCGAAATGTGGCGCGTCAATAAAGGGACGACGTGATTGCAACCTACGCGTGTCTATGTACGAGTTCATAGCATCCTCTGCGGTATCATTCCACGCGCCTAAGTCGTCAATAGTCCAAGCCGCGCCCCATCGAAGCTTCACGCCTGCCGCGGCAGAACCTTCTTTCATGGCGTCAGCAATCTCATCATACAAGTTTAACTCCCAGCGGCCCCCATCTACGTAGGCCATTAGGTCTACAGCGTTACCGTCAAGGTGTTTGCTTTTCATGGTTTGCGAGGCCCCTTTTGCAACTAAGGCCCGTTGTTCGTCCATCGTCCTCAACCCGCAGATCACACTGAAGTCCTGCTTCGTAACGCCGATAGCGTACCTCACGACCGTTGCCAGCCTTTCGTCCACACCTTCTAAGTTTGACAGGCTTCGTTTGCCTAGCTTGTATCCCATAACTCATTCCTTCCCTGCTATAAGTTTCGCTTGCTCTCTAACAAGCTCCTGTTGTTTTTGTAACTCAAGCCACTGTTTGTCTAACTCAGACAACTGTGGAAAAGGAACAATCTTCTTTCCCGATAAATAAACAGGTACAACATCGGGCTTCTTAAACCAACGATTACCCATAAACTTATTTTCCTGTATACTTAGATATGGCCCGGTTTCCAAACCAGAATGCTAAAACTGCGCTCATAAGCCCAGCGGTTTCTTGGTCCCACATAAGCTCAACTGCCTCTGTCCATTCTCCCCCAGATTGTCCAACCTTAACCATGATAACAACCTTGGTTGCTACGAACAGTCCGAAAAAGGCATAAGTAATGACAGGACGAACAGAACCCCGAAGAGCGTTGATAAATCCGCCAGCATCGATAGACTTGTCATGTTCGTATAACCCCTTTGTTTCTTCAATATCGGCTTGTTTATCTAGTTCAACAAGTTTCATTTCTGATCGACGTTGGGCAAGCTCAGTCTCAAGCTGCATCATCTCCATACGATGTGCTTGTTGTTGGTTAGCTTTAAAGTAGTTTAAAATTTCTGGCAGAAAAGAGCTACCAAAACCTAATAGGCTTCCTAGTAATGCTATCATTTCTCAGACCCTAACCATACTGCAAAAGCCCCTGTCATGGACCCGGAACATATTGAAATCATTGCACTTTGTTGTGTAGACAAATCATCTAATGACATGCCCCATTCAATGACCCTTATATACATGATGGTCATAACAAACATCATCAGCCGGGGTAAAATCCTGTATTCTAGAAATGTCTTAAAATCCATCTGATAATCCTTTTAATATGTCTTTCAGGCTGACTTTAGCCTTAGAGTTTGGTTGATAAAGGCATTCAAACTGTTTTGGGCATTCACGAAAGCTAAGTGTCGGGTAATGGTAGCCCAAAGTTCCATTCTTACCGGAGTATAAACATAGGATTTCATCGCCATTTCGCACGTACTTCCACAAATGGCATGTAACGTATTCTGGATTTAGCAATGAACTTGCTAAAATAAGGGGGATTAAAGTGTTCACGATACTAACGTTATCAAATAAATAGCGCCGCCAATAAACCCAATAATTAACATGGATAATCCCAATATCGCCATATTGTTCTGAATTTGCCGCTTGGCCTCGTCCTGTGCAAAGGCCGTCTTTTCCCGTTCAGCCCTAATCTCCCGACGCATGTCCAACATCTCGTCATACGTCCCCCAACCAAACCGCATGTTTATCATCGCCGCTATCTCTAACTCGCGTTCCTTTAAAGTCTTTTGGTGAATTAATATTTGCAAAGCTTCTTCTTCGATAGACTGACCCTGCGTGGCTCGTTCAAAGAACGTAGGCGCTTTTCTTTGTGCCTGCGCCCTGTTTATATCAGCGCAAGCGCCATACCAACTGCCAAGCTGTTTAGATATACCTTCTAGCTCCTGAGTATGTCCGATAATTTTTTTAATACCCGTATAGGCGGCACTAGCAACGGCAAAGGCACTTACAGGGTCAATCATCTATCTCTCCAACATGCGGTCCATCTTTGCGTCTAACGCATCTAAACGCGTTATGACCCGATTCATGTCCGTAGTGTTGTCAGACTTGGTAACATACTCCTTCGCCATCTCTTCCCGAGTGCGGTTCAAGAGTATCTGAATACGATGTACCTCCCCTACATACGTCCTCAATAGCCAGCCAAAAACGCCCAGAACAGCGGTTAAACCACCGCTCCATAGCAACTCAGGCGGCATCCGTCAGACACACGCAATGTATTTGCCGCCGCGCTTCGCAGCGCCCATACCACGGGCAGTCTTAATCGACGTAGCCGTGGGAACACGTACCTCCGCAGTCTTGCCATACGGAATGCGGCCCTGATCTTTAATGTCCGCGTAAGGAACCGCCTTCGGAGTTGGGCCCGCAGGACCCCCGTTTACCTTTACTTTAGCCATATCATCTTCCTTGCTGTTTTAATAATTCACGGTCCATCGCGCTCTGAATGCGCTTGTCCGTCTGTTCGGACTGACTTGCAAGACGCTGCTGGAATTGCTGTCCACGCATCTGCTGATTGCTCTGGTCAAGCTGCAACTTAGCCTGATCCAACTGTGCGTCAGACTGCTCCGACTGTGCCTTAATTTCAAGCTCTTTCTCTTTTAACTGTACCAGAGGATCAGGACCCTCGCCAGAAAGCTGTCCAGAAAGCTCCTTAACCTGCTGCATACCCTGCGCAACCATTTGCGCAACAACCGCCTGATACTGGGCCTCATCCGCGCCCTGCATCTGCTGCATCTGCTGCATAGCCTGTTCTTCAGACTGTATCTTTATGTGTTCCAAAATGTGCTTCTGTAACATCATAGCAACTGGCGGTAACTGACCAACCATTGGACTCGCGCCAAAGACCAAGTGAGCCATAATATGAGACTGATGATCCTGACCCTCAAAGGCCCGTAACTTCATCATGTCTAAAGCATTTATGTTTTCTTGCGCTGGGTCCAAGGGCCGCGGCTCCTCGTCAGGAAGCTCCTTCATTATACGATCAACGTCCGTAATGCCCAAAGATTCATACATATCACGGTAAATCTCGTGCATGTTATGTAACTCAGGAGCCTGAGACGCTAACTGCATCTTAGTCTGTGACAAAGCAATCCGCTGCGCCTGACTAAATACATTCGGATTAGACACAGGTATAATGTCTACACGGTCGTCAAAATCACTAGCCATAATAGAAACGTCGTCGCCAGCAACAGAATACGGGTATTCCTGCGGTAAACTCTCCGACATTACACGAGCCAGAATCTTAAATTCCTGACGCATCGCATAATGCATCCGCTTGTGAACCGCGGACATGACCCGCGAACCCTGCTCCAACATCGCAATCGTTGTGCCAACAGCCGCGCCCTGATTACCGTCGCCAACCTTCATGTCAGTAATGGTCGCAAACCGCTGACCAGCCTCAACAACAAAACCTAACAAATTAAATAACGTCTGGTCAGGACCCTTAAACGGTAAAGGCATTAAACTGTCACGAATAGCACCCCCCGGTGCATCAACATCCCTAAACTCACCCGGCTGCAAGGGCTCGTCGTCGTCCCTGATTCGTAAACCGCGGGCCTTGAAACCAGCGGGAAGGTTCGACAATGTACCCGCGTCAATCAACTGCCGAAGGGCGCTGGTCGCTGTCCGCGATAAACCGCCAATGGTGTGGATCAAGCCCAAGCCGTAGAACCCAAATCCCGGTAAGAACTTAAAGTGCGTGAAATACGCAATCTTCTTCTTAACAGGATCGTCCTCAAGGAAGTTACGCCGAATAGACAATACCTCACTGTTGTCCTGAGAAATGGTCACAATGTACGGTATCTTAATGCCCGTAGGCTCCCCGTCACTGTCCATGTCCTCATAACCGTCAAGGTCTAAATCAACGTGGCACTCCAACAAGGTACAGTCGTAATCAATCTGACCGGGCTCTACGCCGTCAATCCGGTTAATCTCGGAATCAACGCCACTAAGCTCGCCCTGCGCAGGAATAACATCAACGTCAATGTAAATACCAGCAAGCTGCTTCTTGCGTAGATCGTTTAAATCCATCCGCACAACCTGACTGATGTTCGGACAAGTGTCCAAATCAGACGTGTCATAAGGAACAACCAAGTTCTGCGCTGGAACAAACTTACTTACCGCACGGTCTAACGTCTCGTCAAAGTACGTTTTCTTAAAGGTGCTGCCCGCTAACGGTAAATAAAACAACATCTGATCCATGTCAGGCGTGTAATCTTCCATCACGTTCATAAGGTAGTAATTCATATACTGACGGACGCGCTTGGCCTGATCCTGCTTCTCACGGGTCTCTTTGCCCATAACGTGCGTTTTAACCGGACCGCTGGCTGGCAAAAGCTCGTTAAACGCTTGCGCCTGAAACTGCGTGGCCGCTTCCGCCAATAACGGATGAGTCACACCAGAGGCTCCACGAAACGGTTGTGTCCGCTCCTCGTAGTTAAACCCTAACAAATCCAGCCCGTCTGTGTAAGCGTCTTCCCATTCCTGACGACCAGACTTGTTGGAATCAAATGCGCCCAACAAATCACTGGCAATCCGGTTTAACTCACGTTCAGGCATCTCCTCCGCTAAGTTGCCGTAAAAATCATCGTCAACACCGCGCTGGTCCGTCGGATCAAAATCTACAACAACGCTGCCGTCGTCATCCTCAATAATCTCTATCTCAGGCCCGTCTTCGTCAATGGCAAACAAAGACATGTCCTGACCGGAATCAGGTATCTCTATCTCCAATTCCGCCAATAAATCAGCCTCGTCCAACTGACTCGGAATGTTCGTATCCATTAATCCGCCAATAGCCATTACCGTCTCCGTCAATAATATACCCGCACCCTAGCAGATGTTTCCTCTTCTTGCCAATCATCTGTTGGTAACTGAACAAAGTTACCCTGACGATAACGCATCAAAGCCTGTGTTGCACTGTCTACTAAATCGTCAAACTCGCCGTTGGGAAATGCCGCCATCTCCTCTATTAACTCATCCGCCCACACCTTGTCAGGCGCATATACCATGCCAGCCTCAAACAATGGAGACACAGAATGTAAACGCGTTATCTTGTCATTACCACGGCTCGGTGTAAAATTCACTACCGGAATGCCAACCTGACGCATTTCCTGCGTCAAAGGAGTCCCACTAGCTTTCGCCTCAACTATAACGGTATCAGGCTCCCAAAACTTGTATTCCTCAAACGCAACGCGCTTTAATTCAGGAAAATCCCAGCGACCCTTCTTACTGTCTAACAAAATTAACGCAGGGGACCCACCATCTTCCTCGGGATAAAACACACCCCATGTCGTAATAGCACTGTAATCAGCACTCTCCCGCTTACTAAACGCCGTGTCATAGCTCTGTATCACATACTGCAAGTTAGGGACCCGCTCACTTTCCCAACGCTTCCACCATTCCCGCGGTACAATCGCATTCTCCTCGCCAGTAGGATTCTGCTGATATTGCGCATTCCATTTCATAGGTGGAATAGAGGCCTTGACCGCGGTTAAATCACCAAGCGACCAATACTCCGGCCAACAAGGCTTACCATCCTCAAATATCGCAGGTAACTCAACAATCTCCCACTGATCCGCCAAAGGGTCCTTAGCCATCGCACGTACCAACTGACCCGTCATGTCCTTCTCAGACCAACGCGTCTGTACCAAAACTATGCTGCCACCCGGCTGTAATCGCTGCCGGGGACCCCCAGTATACCAATCCCACGCATCCGCAAAACCATTCGCACTCATAGCCGTCTGCTCCGAATGAGGGTCGTCAATGATAATTAAATCACCGCCACGACCCGCTAAATTCGAACCAACACCAACAGCGTAATACATACCACCAGCACTCGTGTCCCACCGTCCGCTGGCCTTGGAATCAGCCGCTAACTTTACGTCAGGAAAAACAGACTTATACTCGTCCGTATCTAATAAGTTCTTTGTCTTCCTACCAAAGTTTACAGCCAACTCCGTCGTGTGTGTCGCCTGAATGATTTTCATTCTAGGATTCTTGCCCATCATCCAAGCAGGAAATAAAAATGATGCAAACTCAGACTTCGTGTGCCGCGGAGCCATGTTGATAATCAAACGCTTTAACTCGCCACTCGCAACGCGCTCTAACTTATCAGCAATAATCTTATGGTGCCTGCCAGCAATAAATTCAGGCCACATGTCTTTTACAAATGGTAAAAAATTATTTCTACTAGCCTCCTGCTGATCTAACTGTGCAAGCCTAAGTTGTAACTTTAGTACCTTTTCACTAGCTTCTGTGTTCACGGTTCAGGGACCCTATATGCGATTTTCTGGGTCATTATAGGACAGTTATGTTCCATATGAAATAACTATGTATCATTTGTCAGAAACATGGCCCAAGCCCCCGCAGGTCGGCACGGGGGTCGCGTTCGCCGGACCGCTAACATGTTAGTTGGAATGGTAGTAAAGTGCCTCAATTTGCTAAGGGACCCAGTCGCGCTATGGTTGCACGGTCCGCGCATCGCGGTCCTTGTTTATATAGATAATATGGGACAAGTCCCGGACGTTGCCACTCGCCTATAGGTAGGCAATCCGGCTGCGGTCGCCGGATCGCGGTCCAGTAGGCAAGATTCGGTGGCGGTGGCGGCTCTCTCGTCGATCTCGTTTACCTTCGCTGGGTATCTGGGCACTAGATCGACGCAGGAAAACTGATGGCTATGCGTCACGGATCGCGGTCCGGTGGCTTTGGTGATACGTCCAAGGGGAAGGGGCGTGC